CAATAATGAGCGTTATGGTTTACCTTTATTTTATAATGTTAAGATAACTAACAATAACACTACTATAACATTGCAAGTTCATTACACACGCATTATACACGTTGTATACGACGCATTAGACGATGAGTTGCGAGGTGTACCATTCCTATTGCCTATCTATCATAGGTTAGAAGACTTGGATAAAATAATTGGGGCTTCTGCCGAGATGTTTTGGCGTGGAGCTAGGCCTGGCTACCACGTTAACATTAGCAATGAAGCTTATGCAGATGATGATGTTATTGCTAACAAATTAGAGCAAAGCTTGACAAAATTTGAACATAACTTACGTAGGTTTATAGCAACGCAATATGTTGACAAAATAGAGAGCTTGCAACAGCAGATAGCTGACCCTACTAACTTTGCAGATGTGCAATTCCAAATAATTAGTGCTATAACTGGCATACCTAAAAGGATTTTATTTGGTAGTGAACGTGGTGAGCTTGCTAGCACGCAAGACAAAGAAGCGTTCAATGAAGTTATCTGGGCACGCAGAAAGGCTTTTGCTGAACCTGAAATTTTGAATAAGTTAATGGCAAGGCTAATAAAAGTAGGCACTATAAAGCAAAATGATTACACTGTAGAGTGGCAAAGCGTTTACGATGAAGACATAAATCAACGTAGCGAGCGTGCTTTAAAGATTACTCAAGCTATAAACACCTTTACAGCAAATCCTTATAACGAAGAATTTATGACTAGGGAAACTTTTATGCGAATTGTTTTAGGTTTCACAGATGCTCAAATAGAGGAGATTACTAATGATTTACAAAATATTAACAAAGTTATTTTTAGCAAAGAAAAAGATTTAGAAAATGAGTAACATAATTGTAAACGGCTTTAAAACGCATATTAAAAAACCGCAAGACCCTGCAAATATTTTACGTTTGCAATTGAAATATGAGCGTGCTTTATTTAAAAAATTAAAAGATATAGAAGATGTTATAAAGTTAGCAATAGTGGACAGAGATGTATTTGGTTTGGAGCAAAAACTAACAGCTATGCAGCTTACACCTCCTCCCTTTCGTGCATTTAATTTTGAGACAGATACAAGAAAAGTGCAAGCTTTTATAGACTGGCTAAATAGCTTGATTGCCGAAGACCTGTTAAGATTAGGAGTAATGGCAGATGTTGGAGATGTGAATGAATTTTGGGGGAATGTTTATATATTTGAAAGTTATAAAAGAGGAGTGCAGGACATTAGATTTGATTTAAAGCAGCAAGGTATATATGATTTTAAAGATTTAGACGCAGTAATGCATACACCTGTGCACCTTGAACGTGTTGCACAAATGTTTTTGCGAAATTACGAAAACCTAAAAGGTATTACAGCTGATATGAGTAAAGAGATATCTAAATTCTTGGCTGAGAGCTTTGCAAATGGATTGTGGCCACGTGAGATTGCAAAAAAATATGGTAGAATTAATTGAAACAGGCAAAATGACCGATATTGCTATAAAAGACAAACTTGGCAGAACTATTAGTACTAAACGACGAGCTAGTTTGCTGGCAAGGACAGAGTGCATAGCAGCTCATATAAATGGTGCAGTAGAGGAATGTTTACGTATGGGCTATAAAGAAGGACAAATCTTTGCAGAATTCATTGCAGGTTATGATGATAGAGTATGTGATGAATGCTCAAGATTGCATTTGCATGTATTTACATTAGAAGAAATTAGAAATATGATACCTATGCACCCTCAATGTAGATGTACATTTGTGCCGATTGTTAAGTAATTAAAAATATAAAAATATGGAAAACGAAGAAATTAAAGAAAAACAGGAAAAAGTAGATAAGGTAGCTAAAAATATGCAAAACGTAGGTTGTGGCATAATAGCATTAATAATTTTAGTTGGCATAATTATTTACTGCATAATTTTATTAGGAGCATTATTTTAAAAAAATTTTTAAAAACCTGCTAACTCTACTATTGAAAATCCAACACTCGTATACAATACTCCTGGCACTTATCCAGTTACCCTGCAAGTAAGCAATGCACAAGGCACTAATACTATTACTAAAACAAATTATATTCATGTATATAGCACTAGCACTACTAATATAGCACCTATGAGCGAATCTTTCGAGACTAGTTCTATTAATGATTTTATGGTAATTAATGATACGGGCTCTGTATGGCAAATTAGTAGTGGTACTGGTTATTCTGGCAGTAAATCTATCTATTTACAAAATTTCTCTGGTAATAGTGCTGGTAGCATCGATGAGTTTATCACACCTGCATATGATCTAACTGTTTTGCCATCTGGTCATGCAAAAGTAACTTTTAAGGTAGCTTATGCTGGTAAATATGTGG